AAAACGGCGGTTTGGGAGATGCACATGGCCCATTTTACGAAATCAGGTGATTCGAACCCCCAAGCATTCAAAAAAACATGAGAAACCGCGCAGCCGCCCTCCGGCCCCATAGATCCGGGCCAGAGGGCGGCTTTTGTTTTTGGCGGCAGGTTTGTCCTTCTTGGTGCTTATGCTTCGTTTGTGTGCCATTCCTTATTGGTATTGGTAATAGCTTTCGGGTGGCTTTTCATCTATACTTGCGTCAGCAAATGCGAAAGGAGAACGACGCGATGGCCGATACCAAGAACCTCTGCGCTCAGATTCCCCTGACCCTCCACGACCGAGTATGCACCGAGAAGGATCAGGCGGGCCTGACCACCGCACAGTACATCACCAACCTGCTCACCGAATACTACCAGATGAAAGAAAACGGAGGGAACATGAATATGGCTAACAATGGCAGCAGAACGATGGCATTCCAGATTCCGGAGGAACTCTTCCAGCGCATCAAGGAGCACCTGGACCGGGAGAGCCTGCGGCTGGGCCGGAAGTACACCCAGCGGGAGTTCGTTCTGGGTCTCATCGAGGAGGCCCTGACCGCCGCCGAGAACACCTGCCAGCCCCAGGAGGATACCGAGGACACCCAGCAGCCCCAGGGGGACGGTGAGGACGCCTACCAACCCCAAGAGGACGGGATCACAGAAACGGCGGAATAAACGAACAACGTCATCATGACGAGAGAGGCCCCAGGGCATCCCGGAGAACCGGGGTGTCCTGGGGGCCTTTTTCGTTTGGCCGGAGAGGAGGTGAATAATCATGGTCAGACAACAAACTCCCTTCCGCTTTACTGAGCGGGAGATGGACATCGCCAAGGGGACAGACCTGCCGGACCTGCTCACCCACCTGGGGTATCAGGTACGGCGGGTGGGCAGCTACTACACCACCAGAGAGATGGACAGCCTTCGAATCAAAGAGCACCGGACCTGGAGACGATATTCCGACCAGACGGGTGGGGACGCCATCACCTTTCTGCAGGAATTCTGCGGCAAGGACTTCCGAGAGGCGGTCAGCTACCTGCTGGAGTTCAACGGTCACCGCGTGAGGGCCTCCCCCGTCCCGCACCAGCCGTCCCCAGCAAAAAAGGAACGGCCCGCCTTTGCCCTGCCCAGTGCAGCTCCAGACCAGCGGCACGTTTTCGCCTACCTTCGGAAACGGGGGATCGCCCCCCAGGTCATCCAGAGCTTCATCCAAGCTGGCCTGCTGTATGAGGACGCCGAACACCATAACTGCGTGTTTGTGGGCCGGGATGGAGGGGGCCAGCCGGTGTTCGCCAGCAAGCGCGGCACCTATGACCGGAACGGCCCTGGGTTCAAAGGAGATGTTACTGGTAGCAATAAGGACATCGCCTTCCGCCTGCCCTGCGACCCTGGCCTGGATCATGTAGCAGTTTTCGAGGCTCCCATCGACCTGATGAGCTTCTGCACCCTGCACCGGCAGATGCGGAGCAACGCCGTTGCCCTGTGCGGGTTGTACCGGGGACCGCTGGACAACAACCTGCGGGAAAATCCCCACCTGAAGCAGATCGTCCTGTGCCTGGACGCGGATGGGCCTGGACGGGAGGCAGCGGAGAAGTTCCTGGACGAGTACACCCAGGAGGGCTATTCCGTGTCCATTCAAATACCCGCCCAGGGCAAGGACTGGAACGAGTACCTGCTTCGGCGGGGCGGCGAGGAGAGGAGGCGGAAAAACGGCGAAAGATGACCCATGATCCAGGCTGAACATTACAAAAACGGAGGAAAGACAATGAAACGCATTGTAACCACACTGTGCGCCTTGGCCGTTATCATGGTCGGGACCATCCCTGCCATGGCTGCGGAGAAGCCCCCGCGCCAAGACGCCAGCTACTACCCCATCTCTGTGGATGAGTACACCTACGGGGAACTGGAGGAACCTCGGATCAACAAGGTCTACCAGCTGTCCCTTTCGGATGACCCCAGCCTCATCCCCACCGAGGACTTTGAGCGGGACGGCCTATGGTTCACTTTGCTGGACATGACCCGAAAAAATGAGGTGGGCGTGGATACCCAGCCCTACACCGAGACGGTCACCCGCCCCAGCAAGACCAACGATATGGCCCAGATCCTCCAAGGACTGGAGGCGGAGCTGGAAGTCACCACAGAGGATGGCTACACAGGGACTCTGCATCTGGATCATACCAGCGTCCAAGTCACCACAGATGGCTATGCCACCAAGACCAATCAACTCTCTGCTACTCGCAGCTACCCCAACCTTTCGGATGCAGATGTATCTCTCGTTCCCAAGAGCATTGAGGATAAGGGCAAGACCCTCACTCTGACGGACGTGCAGTGGAGTGAGGATCAGTACTCAGACGGCGCAGGCGGCACAGTGACCCGCTACACCGCTTCCGCCAGCTATACCGGTACCAGCACCAGCAAGTACGCCACCGGCTATACAGTGACAGCCAACTACACCGGTGAAGTAGCCAAGACTGGCTGTGATATGGTGACATACACCGCTATCTTCGGCAGCACGGAGGCCCCGGAGGACTCTGTGGAGCGTGCCCCGGACGGCGATCCCGCACCCGCAGGTACGGATGTTTCCAATTTGAAAAGGTCTCTGGTCATCATGAGCGGGGTTCTTGGTTTGGTCGCTGTTGGCACGTTTGTATTTAAGAAGCTCAAGGAGAGGAGATGAGCACCCTGAAAGTACGTGCGATCTTGCTGGCCGCCATGCTCTGCATGCTATGTATTGGGCAGGCCAGTGCACTGGAATACACCATGAACGCCCCGGACGATTATTTGTTCGGCAGGCCCACCTCGGATGACACCATCTATGAGTGGGAGGACCCCAATGTGGATCGGAGCAAGAACACCGCCCTGATCCCCCCTGTCTTCGGCAGCCCCACCAGCTATCTTCCCGGCACAGGAACTCCCCTGACACCCAATCTCATTCCCGGTGCGCTGACAGGCGGAGGGCTGGTCACCCAAACGGGAGGCGTGACCTATCCAACCGTAGGGGGCAGTCCCGGTGGAAACAGTGGGGCATCAGCTGCCACGGGTTGGACGGATGTGACCGACGACCTCTACTACTCCGGTGGATATCTGGGAACGCTCAAAATCCCCGCCATCGACCTGTCCACAAAGGTATATCAAGGGACGGACAGCAGTACCCTCAGTAAAGGTGCCGGTCACTTCCCGGATACCAGCATCTGGGCCGGCAACGTGTGCATCGCGGGACACAACCGGGGCGTGAGAGATGACTTTGGCGACCTCCACACGCTGGAGCCGGGAGATACCGTCACCTGGACCACCAAGCTGGGGACCCGCACCTATGAGGTGGTCAGCGTCCAGAAGGTGCTGGAAACGGATACCTCCGGCACCGCCGCCACCAGCGATGACCGTCTGACCCTGTACACCTGCGTTCGAAATCAGCGGGACTACCGCTGGTGCGTCACCGCGGTGACCAAGTAAACCTGTCTGCCATTTTTGCGGGCTGTGTGTCGATTGGCTTCGACTTCCGCCAGGGTTTGTGATATGGTTCGTGTTGCAAGACCCCAACCATATTCGAACAGGAGGAATCGAGCATGAAACAGAGAAACCTGGCATCCCTGCTCCTGGCCGGAGCCATGACTGCGACCCTGCTGACCGGACCCGCTCAGGCAGCGGAGTCCCCCAGCCCCCAGGAGATCGCCGCCACCCGCCTGCAGGCCGAGGGCCTGATGAATGGAGACGAACACGGCGACCTGCACCTGGACAAGGGGTTGACCCGGGCGGAGCTGGCCTGCCTGATCAGCCCCATCGTCCTCAACCCAGAGCACGTGGCCTGGGAACGGGACTACTACGCCAATCTGTGTACCACCAATTTTTCCGATGTACCGGAGTGGGCGCAGGTGGCGGTGGGCGTGTGCGCCTCTATGGGCGTGGTGGACGGATATAGGGACGGACGGTTCGGCCCCAACGACCCGGTCAGCCCACAGATGGCCTGTACCGTCATGCTCCGCTATCTGGAGCGGGACGGCTGGACCTACGCTACCGCTTGTGACAAGGCGGTGGAACTGGGGCTGGCCCCAGCCAGCGCCCTGCAAGGCGATGAGATCACACGTGGAGATACGGCGATCCTTTTGGATGGTACGCTGGAATATCTGGAGTATCTACAAACGCTGTAAATAAAACTGAATAAAGCCGCAAGCGGTCCTGGTGTCCAAGTACACCAAGGGCCGCTATTTTATTGCAAGGAGGAACACGCACGATATGAAACAGAGAATCTTATCTTTCTTTCTGGCCCTGTTGACCCTGTTCAGCCTGTTTCCCACCGCTGCCCTTGCCGCCGACACGGAGGAGGAAGCACTGGGCGAGGTGGATATCTATAACGGCGGCTATGAGCTGTCATACCTGACCATCAATGGCCGGATCAGGACTCAGGACTATACCTATTTCAACTATGTGGACGCTAAGGGGCAGAAAAAAGAGGTACCAGCCTATTGCGTCAACCCCAATATCAAGGGCGTCCCGCAGACCGTGGGCGTGGGTGAGAGCATCAAGTATCTTGCCAATGAACGGTCCAGCGATCCCAAGGTGGTAGGCATCATCTCCAACGGCTACCCCCACCGCAGTTTGGGGGAATTGAAGCTGGATAACAAGTACCAAGCCTACTACGCTACCAAAATGGCTCTCTGGTGCTACCTGCTCCCCAACTGGAACATCGCAAATTTGAAGGTAGCCCCCGGCTTAACTGGCTCTGAGTTGGACATCGGCAACCGCATCCTGGCGGCTGCCAAGGATATTTACAAGCGGGGTACCACCTACAATTATATGCTGGAACCCCGGATGACGGCCACCCCGGATAAATCTGCTGCCTACTCTGTCACTGTGGACGGCAAGCAGTACAAGCAGCAGGTATTCACCATCTGGAGCGAAACATGGGTGTATGACTACGATGTAGCCGTATCCTTTGCAGACCCCGGTTCGGTGCCCCAGGGGACCCGCATCGTGGATGAGAACGATCAGGACATTACCGCCGTCACTACGAAGTGGACCGGGGACGGCTACGGTGGGAAATTCAAGGTGCTGTACCCCGCAGACAGCATCGAGGGCGAGAGCGGCAGCGTCCAGCTCTCCCTGACAGCGGATGTTGCCCAGTATGCCGCCATGTACGCAGTCTGCCAGGAAAAGGACAAGTACGGCAATTTGCAGAATTATATCTGCGACCTGGACAATTCCCGGCACATGGAACTGGCGGCAATGAGCAGCTACACGGGCGGCGGTGAGCCTGACCCGGAGGAAACAGCCCTGAAGATCGTGAAGCTGGAGGAGGGCACCAAGATCCCCTTAGAGGGCGCTGTGTTCTCCGTATACGACCCGGAAGGCCGCAAGGTGGGCTCCTTCTCCACAGGCCCGGATGGGGTGGTCATCATCCCTCTGACCCTGGAGGGCCATTACACCGTCACTGAGGAGATACCCCCAGCGTTTCACCTGCTCCCGGAGGAGCGTACCCAGCACGCCGATGTGGAGTACAACAAGGTTGCCACCCTGACCTTTTGGAACGCGCCCTATGGTTCCATCCGGGTCCAGAAGTTGAGTGACACCGGGGACGCGCTCAACGGCGTCACCGTGCAGATCAAGCACATTGAAAGCGGCGAGGTCCAGACCGCCAAGACCAAGATCGGCGGCATGGCCGTGTTCGACCACTTGAAGCCCGGCGGCTGGGAAGTCCGTGAGGTGGCTGGCATCTCCGGCTGGATCGCGGATACCGACACTGTCCAGACCGTCTCTGTGGTGGCAGGCAAGACCAGTGACGCCACCATCATCAACAAGGAGCTGCCTGGTCTGCGGATCATCAAGTATGAGCGCGGCACCAAGAGGGCAATGCCCAACGTCTCCTTTGAGATCTTCCGGGACACCGAGAGCCTGGGCATCTTCCAGACCGATGAATTTGGGGAGATCCTGCTCACCGACTGCAAACCCGGCACTTACCGGGCAGAGGAACGGGACACCGGCGGGGACGGCCATGTGCTGGATACCACGCCCCAGGAGGTGGAGCTGAAGGCCGGAGACGGCATCAAAAAGCTGGTTTTCTTCAATGACCGTCTGCCCGGAATCCATCTCATCAAGGTGGACAGCTCGGACCTCTCCAAGCCCATCCCCAACGCCCGCTTCCGCTTTGAGGCGGTGGACGGCAGCTTTGGTCCAGTGGAATACACTACTCTGGAGGACGGGACCATCGACCTCTCCAAACTCCCTGTGGGCGCGATGGTAGTAACGGAACTGGATTGTCCGGGCTATGTGATCGACGACGCCCAGCGCATCATCCATTTGGATGGGAATGAACAGGCGCAGTTCGTGTTCACCAACAGCAAGCTGCCCAATCTCCATCTGTATAAGGAGAGTTCGGACGGCAAGCCCCTGGGCGGCGTCACCTATCGCCTCGCCAAAATCGAGGACGGCTCCCGGTATCTGGACCGTACCACTTCCAGCGCAGGGGAAATCTGCTGGGAGGGTTTGGAACCGGGCGTGTATTCCCTAAAAGAAACCTCCACGGTGGCGGATCACCTGCTGGACCCCACCGAGTACCATGTGCAGCTGTTCCCCGGCAAGGACGCCACCATCTGCCTGCAAAACAATAAACGGCCCAACCTCACCATTTGGAAGCATGACGCAGACAACAGCGCACCGATCAAGGGCACTGTATTTCTGGTAAAAGGGGCAGACGGACATTCCGTTGCCGAAGCGACCACCGGGGCGGACGGCTCCGCCACCGTCCCCAATCTCCTGCCCGGCGTCTATGAGGTGATTGAAAAATCGGTGCCGTCCCCGTATCTGCTGGATGCGCCCAGCCAGCTTGTCACCCTCTATCCCAACCGAAACCGGGATGTGTATTTTGAAAACCATAAGTCGCCCACCATTGAGATCATCAAGGAGAACAGCATCACCCATGACCGTCTCTCCAATGTTCGTTTTCAGGTGTGGTACGCCAGCAACGATACGGAAACCGGCGAGCTCAACGACCTGGGCGTATTCACCACTAACGAGGATGGCCGCATCGAGTTGACCGGTCCGGCCAACGGCCTGCGGGACGGCTGGTTTCGAGTAAAGGAGTTGGCCCCGCCCGCTGGATTCTCCATCAAGGACAGCGACACCCAGGAGGCGTTTATCCCCGCTGGCAAGGGCCATACCTTCCTCTTTGAAAATACCCCTCTTTCGGCCCTCTGTGTGTGGAAGTATGACAGTAAGACCGGGGCAGCCATTGAGGGCGCTGTGTTCCAGGTGCGCTATCTCTCTGGTAATACCAGCGGCACCGGCGGCACAGTCATCGGCAACTATGTGTCCTCGGCCAACGGCTCCTTCACAGCGACCGGGCTCAAAAAGGGCTACTATATCTGCGAGGAACTGGAGAGCGACGGGGCCCACGTCATTGACAGCGCCCCCCAGTCTTTCTATATCTCCGGCGAGGATCAGGACATTGTGACCCTCTATTTTTCCAACGCACCCAAGGGGGCCGTCCTGGTCAAGAAGGTGTCGGACGATGATAAGAAGCTCCCGCTTTCCGGGGTGGAGTTCTTCGTGACCACCTCAGACGGAGCCGTGGTAGGCGACAATAACGGTAAATTTGTGACGGACAGCGCGGGTTCCTTCCTGGTGGAAAATGTCGCCCCCGGCACCTCGCTGGTGGTGAAGGAAACCAGGGCCAAACCCGGATACCTGTTGGATGATGTCCCCCAGACCGTCCAGGTCAAGGCGGGCCAGACCGTCACTCTGGAATTTCGGAATAAGCCCCTGGGCAATCTGGTGATCGAAAAGTGGGGCCGGAACGGGACCAAGACCGTCCCCCTGGAGGGCGTCAAGTTCGAGATCAAATACACGGATGGCCGCTATGTAGATGACGGGGGCGGCACTCTGTCCAGCAAGGGCATCTACTATTCTGACTCCACAGGTAAGATCACCCTGACTGGGATCACTGGCACTGTCATTGCAACGGAACTGGAGAGCGTGTCTGGATATACCATCGACCCGGACAGCCAGAGCCAGACCGTCACCATCGCTCCCAATGATACGCAGACCCTCCGTTTTTACAACAACGCCGTGGGCGGTGTAGAGATCATCAAGGTCAGTTCTGCCGACAAAACCAAGCGTATCTCCAACACCACCTTCGAGATTCGGCGGGTCAGCGATGACGCTCTGATGGACACCGTGACCACCGGAAAAACCGGCAGCGTCTTTGTTACGCTGGAGGATGACAGCTATTACGCGGTGGAAACGGAAAGTGCCGAGGGCTTCAAACTGGACAGCACGCCCCACTATTTCACTGTAAAAAATGGGAGCTGCCCTCCGCTCACCGTGACCAACGCGCCCCTCTCCGGCATCCTGCTCCATAAAATTTCCACCGCCGACGGCAAGGGCATCCCCGGCGTGTCCTTCATCCTCTATGACAGCGGACACAACCCCATCGACCAGCAGACCACAGATGACCGGGGCTATGCCTGGTTTGAGGATCTGACTGTTTCGGGCCGCTATTACCTGCGTGAACTGGAAAATGAGGGGTATATCCCGGACACCCAGGAGCGCACCGTCTATGTTAAGGCGGGGGAAACCACAAAAGTGACCTGGAAGAACACCCCCATCACAGGGCAGATCCAGATCGTGAAGAAGTCCGCCGACTACAACCCCACCACCGGACTGCCCGCCGGGACGCTGCTGGAGGGAGCTGTGTTTGAAATTTACGATAAGGCGGGCAATCTGGTAGACACCATTCGGAGCGATAGCCGGGGCCTTGCGGTTTCCAAGCAGCTCCCCTTGTCGCGTTATACCATCCGGGAAGTCAAGGCTCCATCCAACTACGGCGTGAATGAGCAGGAACTGACCGCCTACCTGGAGCATGAGGGCCAGATCGTGCGCTTTGAGGTGACCAACAAGAGCCTGACCACTGGTGTGTCCATCACCAAGACAGGCCCCAAGGAAGCAATGAGCGGCCAGCCGGTCCGCTACACCTTCTCCGGTATTTCTAATACCTCAAACGTCCGTCTGGACAGTTTCTATTTCCGGGACACCCTGCCCGCTCAGGTGCGGCTGGAGCAGGTGGTGTCAGGTACATGGAATTTCCCCGGCACCTATAAGATCACCTACCGGGTGAATGGCGGAGAGCACCGTACTTTGGCTGACAATCTCTCTACCAGCAAAAGCTACACGCTGGACGCCTCTGCAGCTGCTCTTGGTCTTGCCGGCAATGAACGTGTGACCGAGATCATGTTTGTGTTCGGTCAGGTTCCCGCAGGCTTTGCCCAGGTGGAGAAGCCCTATCTGAACTGTACCACAGTTTCCAATTTGAATGCAGGTTCCAGCTTCGTCAACATCGCGGATGTAGGCGGCGTGTACAACGGGACCTGGGTCCAGGCCATCAGCCGGTGGGTGACGAAGGTGTATGGAAAACCCATTCCTCTGCCCCGTACCGGTTATTGATCTATACATCGTGGACCTGCTCTCTGTGGCAGGTCCACGATATTTTTGCAACATTCATCAACGATATTTATCACCAACATGAAAAGGAGAAATGAACTATGCTGAAGATCACTGCCATCGGAAACCTGACCAACGACGTGGAGCTGAAGGTGAGCGAGACTACTGGAAAGCCCTACGCCATCCTGCGCATTGCTTCGGATCGCCGCTACCGGGATCGGGACGGCAACCGGCTCACTGACTTTATCTCCATCAAGGTACGCGGCCCTCTGGCGGAACGCTGTGCAGAGTTTGCCTGGAAGGGCTGCAAGCTGGCTGCTGCAGGCGACTTCGAGACCATCTCCTTTGCGGATGATCCTGACCGCCAGCCCGGTTTCCTGATCAAAGCCACAGAGGTGGAGTTCCTCTCTCCCCGGAAGGTGGAGGAAGGTGTTCAGGCCGAAGCGGAGGCCGCCTGATGCGCAACACCGGCATCCGATACAGCAGCAAGGAGCGTATGCCCACCGTGCTGTCGGAGATGGCCGAGCTGCTCCCCCCTTTGAGCGGGGAGCAGCTGGCTGTGCTGGAAGCAGACCTCTTGGCAAATGGCTGTTATGCCCCAGTCATCGTCAATGAGGATATGGTCATCGTAGATGGTCACAACCGCCAGAAGCTATGCCAGCAGCATGGCATTCCCTATGAGATGGCCGTGTTTTCCTTCGTGGATCTGCTGGAGGCCAAGCAGTGGGCACTGGATACCCAAAAGGGCCGCCGCAACCTGGACAAGTGGGAATTGGGCAAGATCGCCCTGAAACTCAAGCCGGACATTGAGGCCAGGGCCAGGAGGAATATGTCCGCAGGGGGCGGAGATCAGAAAAGCGAGGATGCAAAATCGGGTTTGGCAACATTGCCGAACCCGATTTCTCCCATTGATACCCGCAAAGAGCTGGCGGATACTGTCGGCCTTGGCGAACGCACGATGGGCAAGGTGATGCAGATCGGGGAACACGCTCCTCCCGCCGTGAAGGAAGCCCTGGACAACGGGGACCTGTCCATCAACCAGGGCTACAATATCACCCGTCAGGTGCGGGATCTACCGGAGGAGCGGCGGGAGGAAGCCGCGGCCCTAGCGGTGGAACTGGAAAAGGCAAAAAAGGAGATCCGCCAGGGGGATGAGGACTCAGCCCGCAGGCACAAGATCGCGGGGCTGTTTTGCAAGGCGTTTGAAAAAGCGGTCCTGCTGACACCCACAGAGGAAAACGTGCGGATCTGGGCGGAGTGTACACGCATGAACCAGGATGAGATCAGGGACAGCGCGCAGGAGGCCCGTGAACTGGCGGAGGTGTTTACCGCCATCGCTAATATCCTGGGGACTATGCTGAAGGATCAAGGAGGGAACGAGAGCATTGCGTAAACAGAAGCCAATTCATGGGGCAGGGCCTCCTGGCAAGCCGCTCCTGCCCTTGGAGGCGGAAGTGGAGATCCTGGAAAAGCTGGGGGCTGATCTGCGGATCGGCTCTGGGGAGATCGCTGCCATTTTGAAAAAGCACGGTGTGGAGGCAGACGTGGAGCGACTCCAGGACAGCTACCGGAAACGGCTGGGGCAGCGGCTCATGGCCAGTATCCGGGATGAGGAGGGGCGCCGCGAGGTGTTGGCCCGCGGCAGTGAGTACATCGTGGTGGAGTGCTGCAGCGACCAGCAGGCCCTCAAGGCTATCCGCCATCGTATCCATAGCCAGATGAATGGCCTGGATGATTCCGCCGGCAAGGTGCGCCGCCGTATCCGTGTGCTGGATCGTCTGGTGGGAAATCTTATGCTGGGTAGGAGGAAGGGATCGTGAGTGTATTGGATACCGCAGATACCATTCGGGCGCGTTATGAGGGGGCTGCCCCCCAGCTGGACCCGGAGGGTTTCCGCCTGTTCCGTGCGGCTGGGGAGATCACCGGCATCCGAAACTTATGGGAGGAGTTTCCCTACGAGGACGCCTGTGGCCGGTTTGAAGAGGCCAATGGCCATGAGCTCCTGCGTTACCTCACCGCCGCCCATTTCGGGGCCGTCTCCTGGGAGGTCGTGCTTGGGACCACCTATGAGCGGGCCATTCTGCGGGAGGTGGATACCTCCACCGAAGAATACCAGGCGTTTGCGCGGCAGCTCTATTCCAAAGCTCTGGAGCGTATGGGTTTGGAAAAACCAACGCTCCAAAAAGAAGAAGGAAAGAAAATGAGCAGAGGAGGCGATGCGCGATAGCAGATAGAACAAATGAGATAAAGTTTTATACTCCACTGCGAATTGATGTGATCAATTTGGATCATCCGGGTACAGGCAGGCCGCCTGCGGTACCTCTGGATGGGAGAACACAACCTAACTTATTGAATGCGGTACTGAAAGAAATTCAAGCTATCCAGAAACTTGATGATATTCGGAGTTTCTTTCTTCCGTATAGATATGATTTTGAGGAGGTGGGAGAGAAAGTCATATCACTATGCCACACAGTTGAAGCACTGCACAGCCGCTTATATGGCATAGCGATCTGCAAGTTTCGTGGACGGCTTTCGCAGGATGAGATTGACTCAATTAAATACTACTGTAAAGAGCGGTATTACGATGGGTGGGGTGAGGGATATGTGCATTGTCCCAAAGGCATGGGGTTGAACGGCTGGTACATCCACTTCTGGCAGGATGAAAATGATCCCATATTAACAAAAGAGGAATTAGAAATTGCCGAAAGGAACGAAGACATCACCGCATATCCGCTTGGAGAGACGCTTGCTCCTGATGCCTTCTGGGCATTGATCGCCCAGGCAAAAGAGAAGTTTGGGGAGGATATGCGGGCCACCGTGATATGGCTGACGGGTGAATTGGTCAAGCGGGGGCCGGAGGCAGCCCTGCATTTTCATGACATCATGCACGCCTACTCTGACCTGGCAGATCGATACGGCCTGTGGGATGCCGCCAGCATCATCAAGGAGCATGGATGCAGTGACGATGGGTTCCAGGACTTTCGCTCCTGGCTCATCGCCCAGGGGAAAGAGGTCTACCTGGATGCCCTGAAGGACCCGGACTCTCTGGCGGATATCGATCCATATGGGGATTGCTGTTTTGAGGGCCTTGCCTATGTGGGAGATAGCGCCTACGAACACCTGACGGGCCGCAGCGCCTATGACGATACCGACCAGGATCTCTTTGAGGCGCTGAAGCAGGAGTTGAGCAAGGAGATCGCCTACAAGGGTGGTATCCAGTACCCCAGAGAGCCGCGGGATCTCCCCGCTTTTCTGCCCAAACTGTGTGCAAAATACGGAGGCCCAGATCGTTTCTGTGTGCAGGCGAGTACATGGAACTACGATCTCAACGAGATCCGAAAACTGTTAGCTGCCGGGAAATTGCATGACCTGAACAGAGGATCTAAAAAAGGAAAGCAGCGAGGTGATGCCAGATGAGTGAACAGATCATGGTCGGTGTGGATCACGGCTATGCAGCCATGAAAACTGCACACTGTACGTTTCCCACTGGATTGGTGGAATATGAGCACGAACCCTACACCCCAAAAGGTGTGTTGGAGTACGGCGGAAAGTTTTATGTAGTGGGCAGCGGCCGCCAGCCGCTCCAAAAAGACAAAACCCAGACAGAGGACTATTACCTTCTGACCCTTGCGGCCATCGCCATGGAGATGGGCTTTCGGGGAACAAATGGTATGGCAGATATCCATTTGGCAGCAGGCTTGCCCCTGACCAGTTTTGGGCGGGATAAGAAAGCATTTCGTGACTATCTGCTCCGGGCTGGTGGGCCGGTGACCTTTCGGTATGAGGGCGAAAGTTATACCATCACCGTTTCGGATGTGTCTCTATTCCCCCAGGGCTATGCGGCTGTTCTGACCCAACCGGAACTGCTGGACGAACCCTCTGTCATCGTGGCGGATATCGGGGGCTGGACGGTGGATCTGATGCGCCTGGACAGACGAATCCCCAACGCCGCCACCTGCCGCAGCCTGGAGTTGGGCATGATCCGCTGTGTGGATGAGATCGGAGAGCAGGTGCGGCGGCTGTTTGGACTTTCCCTGACCGCACCTCAGATCGAGAGCGTCCTGCGTGGTGACTCGGCCAGCATGGATGAGCGAGTCCGCGCTGTCATCCATGCCCAAGCGGACAAGTATGTACGGGGACTGCTTTCCGCCATCACGGAGAGCGGTCTGGATGTGCGGGCCATGCCCACAGTATTCCTGGGCGGCGGCGCAGCCCTGATGAAACGGCACGGTGGGGCCGTTGAGGGCCTTTTCCGGCCTTTTATCCTGGATGACGTATGTCTGAACGCCAAGGGATATGAACGCCTTGTGGCCCAGATGTCGCGGGGAGAACGGAGAGAACGGGATGGCTGAGAAACGGCGGCTGAACCTCTCCTTCTCGTTGTCCTCCCCTTACCAACGGGAGGCGTGGCGTATCCTGCGGGCCATCCCTGCGGGACAACGCACTGACGCGGTATGCCGGATGGTTTGCAAAGCACAGGAGCAGGACACCCTTCTCTCTGCCATGCGGGGCCTGATCCGGGAGGAACTGCGGGATATCCAGTGTAAAAGCGAACAAACGAAGCAGGCCGGGGACGTGGATGAAAGCGTCCTCGGCTTTCTGCGTGCGCTTCAGGAGGGAGATGATATGACCTGATCCGTTATTTTGATATGTTTGCCGGGGTGGGCGGTTTTCGGGCTGGACTGACCCGTGTGGGCGGGTTCCAGTGCGTTGGCCACTGCGAGATCGACAAGTATGCTGAAGCCAGCTACCGTGCCATCCACGACATCCGAGAGGAGGAACGATATTATCCAGATGCAAGAGCCATTGACCCAGACGACCTGCCCCAATTCGACCTGCTGTGCGGGGGATTCCCCTGCCAGGCATTTTCTAATGCTGGCCGAAGGAAAGGATTTGCCGACGCCCGAGGTACTCTGTTCTTTGAAATTGCCCGACTGGCTGAAGCCAAACGGCCACGGTATCTGCTGCTTGAAAATGTTCCCGGCCTTTTATCGCATGACCATGGGAAGACCTTTGCGGCCATCCTCTCCGCATTGGATGACTTGGGGTATCATGTCGAATGGACTGTGCTTAACTCAAAATATTTTGGAGTTCCCCAATCAAGGAAACGGGTGTTCCTTATCTGCTATCTTGATCCCCGATGCGCCGGAAAAATACTTCCTGTCTTTGGAACAGATGGAAAAGCTCTTATACAAGTCCTTGGAGGGTCGCAGGGACACCGGGTCTACGACCCGGAAGGAGTAGCCTGTACCCAGACGGCTGGTGGGGGCGGACTCGGTGTGAAAACCGGGCTGTACCTGATCCCGCCGGCGGCCCCCTTCGTGGATCTGAGCGCGGGCGCGCCGCACCGGACAGACAAGGCCCGCTGTCTCACCGCCCGCTATGGGCAGACAACACTCTCTACCCATCCAAGGGAACGGTCTGGAGTACTGTACATCAAGGAGGCTACCAAAAAAGGCTGGAAAGCAGCTTACCCAGGAGACACAGTTGATCTGGGCTATGCTGGGAGCAACACCCGGCGCGGGCGTGTGGGCCACGACATTGCCCACACACTGGAGACCAGCAGCATCCAGGGCATCGTGGAGCGCGGCGGGCGCATCCGCCGCCTGATGCCCCGTGAATGTTTTCGCCTCCAGGGGTTCGAGGATGAGCAGATCGACAAGATCCTGGCCATCACCTCAGATGCCCAGGCTTATAAACAGGCTGGCAACGGCGTGACGGTCAACGTCATCGAGGCCATCGGCCACCGTATCCGGGCGGTGGACGAGGAACTCCGAAAGGAGGATGCTGCAGCATGAGCGAGATCGGCATCAAGGACCAGTGCTTCGGTGTGGAAGTGGAGATGACAGGCATCACCCGTGAGCAGGCCGCCAACACTTTGGCGGCCTACTTTGGGACCGTACCGAGATTCCAAGGCGGTGTCTATGATACCTGGAAGGTAAAGGACCCTACGGGCAAGGTCTGGAAGCTGATGAGCGATGCCAGTATTCATGCGGAGCAGAAAAACGGGGGCAGTTATGAGTTCACAGACAGCAGAGACTATCAGGTAGAAATGGTCACGCCCAAGCTGACCTACGCCGAGCTGCCCAAGCTTCAGGAATGTGTGCGGCAGGTCCGCCACGCCGGAGCGAAGGTGAACGGCTCCTGCGGAATCCATGTCCATGTGGATGCCGCCAACCATAACCGCCAGAGTTTGAAGAATCTTATCGGAATCATGTATTCCAAAGAGGACATTCTGTTCAAGGCATTACAGGTAAACGAGTCCCGTGCTTCCCGATGGTGCCAGAAGGTGCGGGAACCCATGCTTCTGCAGGCCAGGACATTGTCCGCAGAGGAGACGAAGGATCTGACCGAATTGGAGAATATCTGGTATGAAGGATTTGAGAATGAGGAGACTGATCGCCATTCCCATTACAACGAATCCAGATACTATGCACTAAACCTTCATGCTGTATTTTTTCGCGGCACTGTGGAATTTCGCTGCTTTAACTCCACCCTCCACGCTGGAAAAGTGGCCGCCTATGTGAACCTATGCCTTGCCATCTCCGCCCAGGCCATTGCCCAGCGCAGCACCGTCATGCGCAAGACCCACAGTGACAACGAACTGTTCACCTTCCGGGTCTGGCTGGTACGCCTGGGGCTCAACGGAGACGAGTTCAAACACACCAGAGATCATCTTCTGGCAAATCTGGAGGGTGACCGTGCCTGGAGATATGACAAGGATACTTATGAGACCAATCGAAAAAAGAAGAATCAGCGAGAAGCGGAGAGGTGATATCGATGAAAATACGGATAGAAGAAACCATCTATGAAGGGACCGGGGCAGAGATCCTGGATCAGCTGCGGCTGGCTTCCTTTGACCCTTTGGAGTTCCCAGATGCGGAGAGTTACCTCTGGCAGCTCCAGAACAATTTTATCCGCATGACGGATCAGGAGTGCCATCTGCCGGAGGCCGGACTGGAAAAGCAGGCACAGGTCATGTTCGCTGCTCTGGCCAAGGTCGGCGCACTGGAGGTGTTGGAGGATGGCTGATAAGCTGTATTTGGCCTACGGGAGCAACATCAACCTGGAGCAGATGGACTACCGCTGTCCAGATGCCACGGTGGTGGGGCCGGTGCTACTGGAGAACTACGAGCTGCTATTTCGCAGAGGTGGTTTTGCCACTATCGCTCCCAAGGAGGGAGGACGAGTCCATGGCCTGCTGTGGAACATCACGCCGGAGTGTGAGCGATCCCTGGACCTTTATGAGGGGTATCCCCGCTTTTACGGCAAGCAGACTGTGACCGTCCGGGATGGCCTTGGGCGGGAAGTGCCGGTCATGGCCTACATCATGGATGAGCGGTTCCGGGAGCCTATGCTGCCCACTGAATCCTATTACAACGGCATCCTGGAGGGATACCGGCAGAACAGGCTGCCGGTGCGGGCACTGAAAGCGGCGTGGCAGCACTGTGTCCAGGAAGTAGAGCGGGAGACCGCAGAGATCAACCGCAAGGCTGACGCGCTCACAAAGCGAAAGGGGAACAAGAACTGTGAGCGGTAAAACCTACCCGTTTTTCGAGACGGAGAAAGATGACATCTCCCCTCTGTTCACAAGTAAGCTGCAGGATCAGGCGCACGTGGGGTGTCTGCGGGGGAGATTTCAGGATGGCGGGGCCGCGGTGGATTGGTTTGGAGGGAATGAGACCCTGTGCACGCCGGAGTTTGACGCGGAGCTGAAGGACCTGCTGAAAAACCTGTGCCAGGACGGGCCGTTGGATGACTCGCGGGCTATGAGGCGTTTTTGCCTGGAACATCCCCAAGCAAAGATGTCAGGGCGAGATACCTTTTTTGCTTTTCGTATCGATACCAGCCGGTATCGCTATTATTTACGTCTATTCCCGCAAAAACAGAAGTTTTTTATCTTCTGCTATCAGCCCGATCAATTTAAGCAGGATCGTCCCACGCCGGACTATCATTACCAATACCGTAAAAAACCGAGAGCAAAACAAAAGTCAGGAGGCGAACGCGCGTGAAGGTTTTGGTGGTAGAGCCGATGAAGGAGTGCTACACCAAAGAGATCAACGGCCTGGAGGAGATGCAGGCACTTGTAGGCGGGTATATCCAGGCCATCTACCCCTTCCCGGATAAAGCAGCTGTGGTCTGTAACGAGGAAGGAAAGAACCTGGGGTTGCCTTTCAATCGCCCGCTGTTCGATGAAAATGATTTGCCCTACGATATCATCTGCGGCACATTTTTTGTGGCGGGTTTAGGTGTAGAGGACTTTGTTTCTCTGACAGAGGAGCAGATCCGTCGGTACAAGGAACATTATGATAGGGTCATGGTCCTCACAGCAGCCAAAGAAACGACACCCCAGCACAAGCCCCCCCATCCACACAAATACAGACGTGGTGTGGAACGGTGAACACGGAGGAGCCTATGACCAATTACGACCTGACCAGCATAGGCGCTGTTTCTGCCTCCGCAAAGCTGGCACATATTCGCGCCAATCAGGAGCCGGATCAGAGCAGCTATAACGCCGCATGGCTCCATGGCTACGCAGACGCTCTGACCAATGTGGCAGATGCCCTGGAATACCAGCAGGAACTTATGGACTCTATCATTGGCTGCATGGGCGAGCAGTATGACAGCGCAGAATTATACGACATTCTCCATAATGCCCTGGCAATGTCCGACGAGGATATCCTGTCTTTGGGTTTTGAACTGCCCCAGTGCCATGAGTATGACGCGGAGATATCCCCCAAAAGACCAAAAGGAAGGAAATTTGCATTCTATGAGAGATAAATACATCCTGACCGCTGAGTCGGTCACCGAAGGGCATCCGGACAAGCTGTGTGACACCATCGCAGATGCTGTTCTGGATGCCTGCCTGCTCCATGACCCCAGCGCCCATGTGGCCTGCGAAGTCATGGCCACAGCTGGCAAGCTCATCGTGGCAGGTGAGATCACCGCCACGGAGTTGCCGGATATCCCCGCCATCGCCTGCAGCACGACCTGTAAAGCGGGATACCCCAGTCTGGACTATGAGGTGGAAGTCATCACCCGTGACCAGAGTCCCGATATCGCCGGGGCTGTTTCCCGGGAGGACCAGCTTGGCGCAGGCGATCAGGGCATCATGTACGGTCATGCCTGTTCGGAGACGGAGGAACTGCTCCCGCTGCCCGTTGTCCTGGCCAATCGGCTGACCTGTCTGCTGAGCCACGTCCGCAGGACCGGGCGCATCCAGGGGTTGGGGCCAGACGGCAAAGCACAGGTATCTGTGGAGTATATGTTCGGCCAGCCCAGCCGGATCACCAGCGTGGTGGTCTCCTGCCAGCATGATCCTGATAAGGATATGGAGATACTACGCCGGGAGATCCAGACGGAGGTCATCCAGCCTGCCCTGCGGGAACTGCCCCCAGATGAAGGAACAGATATCCTCATCAACCCCTCCGGGCGCTTTGCGCTGGGCGGCTTTGAGGCGGATACTGGGCTGACGGGGCGCAAGCTCATGGTGGACACCTATGGCGGTCTTGCGCCTCATGGTGGAGGGGCACTGTCTGGGAAGGACGGGAGCAAGGTGGACCGCAGCGGGACCTATATGGCCAGATACATCGCAAAGAACATCGTAGCGGCAGGCCTGGCAGAGAAGTGTACAGTCAGCTTGGCCTATGCTATCGGCAAAGCTGATCCAGTCGCCGTGGATATCGATACCCACGGCAGTGGTGAGTACGGGGACGATGTACTGGCGCAGGCGGTGCGGCAGGTGTTTGAACTGACGCCTGCTGGGATGATCCGCACACTGGGGCTGGACAAGCCCATCTTCGCCCAGTTTTGTAATTATGGGCACTTCACCCATCAGGATGCGCCCTGGGAGCATTGTGACCGTGCGGACCTGCTGTGGAACGTGTGCAGAGTCAAGGAAGCAGGTGTCTCCAGCCGGTGAGATATGTTGCTTCCTGCTCCTTTGGCAAGGACAGTCTTGCCACTATCTTACTGGCCAGGAAGCATGGAGAACCGCTGGATGAGGCGGTCTACTGCGAAGTCATGTTCGACAAGACGATTTCAGGCGAAGTCCCGGAGCACCGGGATTTTATTTACACCAAAGGTATCCCCGCCCTGGAGAAGATGGGCATTAAGGTCACCATCCTTCGCTCAGAAAAAACCTATGTGGATCTGTTCACCGGGCGTGTGACCCGTGGACCGAAAAAAGGGATGGTACGCTCCTTCCCGGTGTGTGGGAAGTGCTATGTCCAGCGGGACTGCAAGCTGCGGCCCATTGAGCGATACCGGAAAACACTTCCCCCGGATACCGTTCAATACATTGGTATCGCTA